TTATCCAGGTAGGCCCTCCGCTTCTCTATCTTAAGTGTTGATTTGATTTCTCTTGCTGATTCCGGATGGGTTCCCAGGAGGGCCTTCTTCAGCTCCGGGGTGTTCTCCACTTCCTCGGCAAACTTCGCGTCCCTAAAGATCGTTCTTTGGCCCACGCCGTATTCCTCGGCCAGGCTATCAGCGGTTTTTGGCAAGTGGGTGCCAATTTGGCACCCACTTGTTCTTTTTCCTCCTTTGCCGCCATCATGAGCCGCCTTTTTCAGACGGTTGTATCTCCGTCCCCTGATCAGCCGCAACTGATCCGGGGTGATGTTTCGCCGTGCAGACTGGTTAGCATCGATCCAGTCCATGGCGGAATCTCTGTCTGGGAGTGAGATCTTGCGGATCTCGTAAGTGATTCCGTGTTTCTCGCAGATGCCCCAGCGGTTATGGCCGTCAAGCAAGATCCCCTCTTCCTCCCAGACAATAAGCGAATCCCGGCACCCCTCAGCTACAAGTGAGGCTTCAAGCCCGGCCGATTCTTCATTGCTCAGTGCCGGCAAGAGATTCTTAAATTCAGCGTCAATTATGATTTTCACAATTCCTCCAGTGCGAATAAAAAAAGCCCCCAAGATGCTGTGCAGCGCACCAAGGGAGCTTTTCGAAAATATTTAGTGGGGTATTGGTCTGCACTCCAATACCCACATTCTACATTTCGGGCGTAGCATGTCAACCGTGCATATTTTTTTTTCGCTTGACAGCCGAATTTATTTGTGCTAAAAGTGGTGTAGGAGGCAAAAATGGCCAGACAGGGTAAAGAAGCCCTCAACGATGAATTACAGGAGACCATTTGTAGATATATTCGTGCCGGTAACACTTATACCGCTGCCGCTGCCGCTGCCGGGATTACAAGCCGAACTTTCAGGAATTGGATGACGTCTGGGGAGAAGGCAAAGAGCGGAAAATATTTCCGATTTTTCCGGTCTATAAAAAAAGCTGAGGGTGAAGCTGAGGTTCATGCCGTTGCGATCATACGCCAGTCCATGGGGAAGTCTTGGCAAGCAGCAATGACCTGGCTGGAGCGGAAGAACCCTAAAGACTGGGGAAGACGAGAATTTATGGAAAGCAAAAATACAGTGACTGAGTTAAGCTCTATGACGAAAAGGGCACAAAATGATCCCGAATTCCTCGATCTCCTCCTTGAGATACAACGTAGGATCGATGCTGGCTCTCACGCATCCGGCGGGCCTGGCGAGTCTGGCAAGTAGGGGCCATTGGAGACTCCCGAAGCACATCGAGGCCATCGACAGAAAGCTAATTGATATTGCCGCTGGCCGTTGCAAGAGGCTGATAGTCACTATGCCTCCCCGTCATGGGAAAAGCTCACTCATCTCCCACTACTTCCCCGCCTGGTACCTTATCAACAATCCGCATGCCAAAATCATACTCGCCTCATATGAGGCTTCTTTCTCTGCTGAGTGGGGGAGGAAGGCCATGGGAGTTGTGCAAGAATACGGGGGGAGTTTTGGTGTTGAAGTCAAACACAATATGATGTCCGGCCGGCATTGGGCCATCAAGGGAGCAGAGGGAGAAATGCACACATCCGGTGTTGGTGGGCCGATCACAGGCAAAGGTGGCAATATTATACTGGATGATCCAGTGAAGAATGCGGAAGAGGCACACTCTCAGGTGTACAGGGATAAAACGTGGGATTGGTTCAACTCAACGCTCTATACACGTATGGAGTCTCACGGATGGGCAATTGTAATTCAAACTCGCTGGCATGAGGATGATCTTGCCGGTAGGCTTATAAAGCATGCCAGCGAAAATTGGGAGATTCTTAACCTGCCCGCCTTAGCTGAGGAAAATGATCCCCTGGGCCGCTCCCCTGGGGAAGCGCTATGGCCTGAAAAGTTTGATGTAGCCGCTCTGGAAACGATCAAAAACCAGATTGGCTCATACTGGTTCAACGCCCTCTACCAGCAGCGGCCCTCAGCCATTGAAGGAAATATATTCAAGCGTGACTGGTGGAAGCTGTATGATCAGGCCCCCGAAAAGTTTGACGAAGTATCAATTTTCTGGGACATGACGTTCAAGGACACCAAGACGGGATCCTACACAGTCGGCCAGGTCTGGGGTAGAAAAGGGAAAGAGAAGTACTTGATCGACCAGGTCAGACAGAGGTGTGAATTTACAACTGTTTTGGGGATGGTTCGGCACCTGTCGAAGAAATACCAGAATGCCCGTGCACACTACATCGAGGAGAAGGCCAACGGAGCCGCAATAATCAGCGCACTCAAGAAAGAAATCTCTGGGCTCATACCGATAAATCCAAAAGAAAGCAAAGAAGCCAGAGCCTCGGCCATATCCCCCCAAGTGGAAAGAGGTGAGGTGTTTTTACCAAGACATTGTTCTTTCACCGAGGATTTCGTTGAAGAACACGTCTCTTTCCCGAATGCAGCACACGATGATCAGGTGGACACATGTTCTATGGCTCTGGCCATCCTGGATGGCCGTGTCTATCGTGGGGCTATCGGTGGAGGGAGAGACCGGATAAAGGTAAGGACCACAAAGGGAGTGGCCCCAAAATTTAGCTAAATGAGGGTTAAACATATGTATCAGCTCCCGAAGAACTCTACAGTGATCAATCGTAACAAATACACGCAGAACCTGAGCCAGCGGCTTCTCCCCATCTCTGAGATCGACCCGGATTATTTTGAGTTCGGGAAAGACCAGGAGTTTCGCAAGAAGATCTCCAGAGATGTAAAATTCCGAGCCGCCGAGGAGAACATGCTTGCGGAGGTGGCGGGTGTGGAGTGGTTTCTCTCTGATCCCCTCGATCAAGATAACCCATCGAGTGATCTGTATAAGTTTTGCTTATCGCAGATCAAAGGGTTCCTCGGATCCCGAATGTGTATGGCCCAGTCGTGTCTTTGGGGGATGTCAGTTCTACAGATACACGGCGAATTCCGCTTCGAGAGAATTCCGGGCGTTTCGGAGAAGCCAACCCGGATTTGGGTCCCGACCCGCCTAACGGACATAAACCGTGACCGGATGCGGAGAAGTGTCCACGTCATTGGCGAGGGAGAACATGTTTATCGGTGGAACATCTTCAATCCTTTCAGCAGGCAGTGGGAGGTGATCGAAGATGAGAGTGGTTATATCTGGAGCGAATACAGGCCGGAGGAGGATCGCCTCGGATATGGAAATGGCTTGGGCCAGTCGCTCTACTACTGCTATAAGCTCATGTCGATCCTCTATGAATTATTAGCCCTTGGGGCGGAGAGGTGGGCGGATAGCTGGATTATAGCAAAAGTCGAATCCCTCCGGACAACCGAAAACCTCCTGGGGGATGCGGATACGATCGACTCCATTATCGACGAGATCGAAAAGATGAGGGCAAATGGGATTTTGGTGGTTGATAAAGAACACGATATTACCACACTCGGGAGTGTTGGAGGGGACGGGTACCGGGTGATAACGGAGACGATTCAGGAGCTTAAAAAGGACATTCTGATCTTGCTTACAGGTGTGAACCTTGTGTCTCAGATCGATGGAGGTGGTAGCTATGCCGCTGCCCAGGCACAGGCGGAACAGATGACAAAACGATTAACGATTTTCCGGGAGATGTCCGTCGCCGAGCCGCTTACAGACTGGCTCATGAGTGCGATCTGGCGGAATAATTTCCATTTGATCCAGCGGCTTGGGTTCGGTAAATATGCCATACCGAAATTTAACGTCTCTGGTGGGGCCGTTTTTAATGCGTCTGAGCGCCTTCCCATTTTCCAGTTCGCAATTGAACAAGGGATCAAAATTTCGGAGCAAGACATCCGGGAACAGCTTCAACTCTCCCCGGTGTCGAAAAATACCGATATTATAGAAATTAAGCCGAAAGAAGAACCCAGGGGGTTTTCCTTTGCCGCCGATGGGCAGATTATTGAAGACCTGAAGAAGAGAGATGCTTCTCTTCCCAGGGAACTGCTGGATGCCATCGATGATCTCACTACTGACATTTTCCGACGGTATCAGGGCGGAGCGGTGGACATGGATCAGAGCCAAAGGAAAGCCATGGAGAAAATCAGAACCTTAATGGCATACTACGATATTGAGGGGCAAATCGCCGCAGGGAGGAAGATAGAGGAGGATAGCAGTGACCGCAGCGAAGTATCTTAACATGCCGTTTCTTGAAGCGGTTCAGGATATGGTTGAGAGATCGCCGGTCATGGTCGAGGACTGGAGAGTTCTTGCTCAACGATATAGCGAGGAGAAGGTTTTCGGCCTGGTAAGATCGCTTTCTATGCAGCGCACGAAAGAGGTTCAGGGAGCCATAATTGAGGCTATCCGTGAAGGCCTGCCGAAAGAAGCGGTTGAGGACTTTGTTCAAAAGCGGGTGAAGAAGAGCACAAAGCAATATGCCGAGACGGTGTTCAGGACGAATCTTAACACGGCCTTCAACGAGGGACGGGCTCGCCAGGCAAAAGAAAACAGCGGTATAGTTGCTGGCCTTGAATTCATCGCCACGGGTGGGCATAAAAAAACTGGCCTGGGGACTGGCTGGGGCGATGGATCGACCCGGGAGAAACATGCAAAGGTCGATGGGCTCCGAGCCCCCACAAACTCTCCAATGTGGCAGATTTTCTTTCCCCCGCTGGGGTACAATTGCCGGTGTAGTATAAGGGAGATTACCCGGACGGAGGCGGAGAGTAAAAACTGGTTGGATGGAACGGGGCTTCTACTCCCCTGGCATCCGACTTTTAAATATGAGGTAACGGTAAGCTCTTTGATCCAGTACGGTGCTGGGCCAGACATACCACAATTCGGGAGGATGGTTTCATGAAGAAGAGGAACGTGATCCAAGAAGCAGCCAGAAAAGCAATAGCAAAGGTGAACGGATTGGTTCTTCCATCAGGAGTTGAGCTACCGCCTGTCTGGTTCCAGTGTGATCAGGGGCACAAGTTCGACATGAGAAAGACGGCAGTAATCCAGGCCGTCTGGAAAGGGGAAGTTGCCCGGCTATGCCCGGCCTGCCTTTTTTTTCTGATCAAGGGCGGATATGAGCTGAAACAACTCAGAGAGGAGGAGAAAAATGGGAAAGCAGAGGAGAAAGGGTCTGAGTGACAAGATAAACACATTTGATAAGTTATTTCAGACAGCGAAAGATAAGCTCTGCATCAAAACATTTTCGGATTTGGCAGGATCTCTCCAGGCTGCCGGATATCTGAGGGAGTACAAAAAGGACACTCTCGCTCAGTACATGAGAGAATGTCGGTACGATAGGATCTCAAGAGTGGATAGCAAGTATATGATTTTCTGTGCTATATCCACTATCATAAAAGACTTAGAAGAATTCAGTTGACAGAGATTGGGCCATAGAGGAGAATCAGAATTATGACAACGGAACATACACAACACCAGTTCAGAGTGGGAGTTGAATACAGATCGGAGAAGCAATCAAACGGGATGTATGCCATTTTTGACGTACCAATATTTTCCGAGACAAAGGATATGCGTCGGGGCCGAAAGATCAGCTATGATGCAGCCTGGATTCAGGCCGCAGCAAAAGAACATAGGCGGCAAGAAGAGAAGGACCGTAACGCTCCGAGCCTGCATTATGGGCATAACGAACAAGGCGTTGGGGAAAAAAATAAGATCGGAGAGGTAGTAAACTTCCGATCTGGAAAGTTGAACGGCAAGGAAACCATTTTCGTTGATATTATAGATCTTGATCCTGAAATATACCAAAAGGTCCAGAAAGGTCGCCTTCCCCACATCTCCGTAGAAATCCCCGAACCCTCTATCCCCCGGATAGGGAGCGTGGCGTTTTTATCAAGTCGCGCTCCCTATTTTACTTTACCGAATATCCTTGTTGAAGAGAAGCCAGAAGCTGAGTATGCAGCCTGCTTCTATTCCTCGGAATCAGCTAAAACTGAAATTATATCAAACTTTTTCCTACAGGAGAAAAGCATGCCCAGATATCAAGATGAAATGCCGCCCGAAGAGGCTATTGAAGAGGCACCCGAAGAGGCTATTGAAGAGCCTGGGACAGATTTAGAATCCCGAATAGCCGATCTCGAAGCAAGAGTTTCGGCTTTGGAGGGAGCGGATTCCCCTGAGTCCGAAGAGGCACCCGTCCCTCTCGTTGAGGGTGGGGAAGCCGAAATGTCGTACGGGGAGAGTCGCCAGTTTTCAGCTGTCATGGCAGAACTGAAGAATATGAAAAAACAACTCCTCACGACTTTCTCCTATACGAGGAATTTAGAGAAAGAGAAAAATATTGCTTCGGCTGTTCGGATGGCCGAACAAAAAGGTAAGGTTTTTGATAGCGAGAAATTCGCCCAACAGTGTGATTACTATATTTGCAATGCCGATCCGATTGTGGCTCAGAAAGCAATAAATGATCTAATTGAAGCCTTGCCAATCGGGACGGGACTCACTGGGAGAAGATATTATGCTGGCGCACAAGATAGTGATGCAAGCAAATTCTCGCAAGAGTATATTGCTGACCCGGAAGAGTATCGCGTTGCCACTGAAGCGGCGAGACAAGCTATGGCCATGGGCGAGGATCCAAAAAGATGGGTCAGAGGAGAAATTAACAAACATCGATACTATCAAGGAACCTTATATCAGAAAGGAAATCAATAATGGCACTATCAACAGATACCCCGATCAAATTTGATGGGTTAGACACCGAAAGATTTATCCAGGGGGCTGTGACCTCCTATTGGGGTAGCCTCATGGCTGGCCTTCATGCTACAGGTCACACCAAGGTCGCAAATGATACGGCTGATTCGTTTTTTCTTGGTATCGATCAGAGTGGCCAGCTCGGCGACGCCGCCAATGAATACCTCGTAAGCACAGGTGGAGGATATAAGCGTAATGCGACTGTGGCGGGGTATACATCCGCCGCTTTCAATTTTAAGCTTGTCTATTGTGCCAGTGATGATATTGCTGACCTTACCCTTACCCGGCCTGCCGATGATGCTTTCCCAGTTGGGATTACTATGAAGTATCAGTCCTCCGGCAAGGGAGACGTTCGTTTCTTCAGCATGATGGAGAGTATGCTTTTCGGCCTGTCTGGCCGAGGGAAAGAAACCCTCTGCCTTGGTACTCACCCTTGCTCAAATACAACAGGGGATGTTCTCACCGGGTACACTCTTTGGGGCCATGGGAAAATTACCGGTTTCTTCATTATCTCAGATGGTGATGGGGCGGGGGCGGGGGCGGATGTGGATTTGAATCTGGAGCTTGGCGGAACAAATGTAACGGCTTCTCAGATTTCTATGCTCTTGGCAACACAGCAGACCCAGGGTGCCAAGACTGCAACAGACGCTGCAATCTCCGGTGCAAATGAGTTTTCTGATGGTGACCTGTTGGACATCGAAGCCGTTGAGAACACTGCTTTCACAGCCGGAACATTCACGGCTTTCATCGAAGTCGAACGGATGGTATAACCAAGAAAAGGAGAATATAAATGCCTGTTACTCATCCAAGAATAAATGTTTCTACTTCGGGACTGCTCAGTTCCGCATTGGCAACAGCTAATAACGCGCTTTTTGATACACTTGGAAACGCCGACTATCAGCCGCCTCCGATTGTTGTTGGAGCCTTTGAACAAGCAAGTTCGGAAGGAGCACAGGAAACCTATGCCGAGCCAGAAAGCACGGACCCTGTTTCTTACTGGCCCAGGGGCACAGACAGGAGAAGGGGAGCTTTCGGAGAGCAATACTCTACGATCGTTAACCTCGATTGGAGTATCGGTCTCCTCCTCCACTTGAACGATCTTGCTGATGATCGGAGTGGTGGGCTCATCAGGCAGAGGGTGACCAACCAGGTTGCCCGATTTCTGGAGTTAAAAGAGAGGATCCTTATCCAGATCATTACTGCTGCAACCGATCCAGATCTCCTACCCGCCATTCCGACCGATCCTGGAGATGGCCTTGCTCTCTTCAGTGCCTCCCATGCTTGGGTGACAAACGGTAACATCATAACCGGGAGCGGCGTTGCAACCGTGAACGCAATTCTGACAGATCTGTTCACGCTCATAGAGCGTTATGGAAATATCGTAGACACTGCATCCCAGCCCTTCTTTCCGAAAGGGGTAGAACTGGGACAACTGAGAATCCTTGCTGGGCAAAGAAACCGGCAAGTCTGGGCCGAAACCCTCAAGGCCGTAGTGATCCCCGGTGGGCTCAACGCCTCCAGTACTATAAGTAATGTCGTTGTAGATCAGCTTAACAACAACATCCACTTCACAAGTCGGATTACTGATGATGACTGGTTCGTGTATCTGGATTATCCTGGGAAAAAGAAGCCGCTGATTTTGCAAGAGCGGCAGCCGGTCTCTCAGTACGAGACCAGCATGGAAAACAGTGATTTTGCCAGGGATAAAAAGCTGATCAGTTTTGATTCAGACAGCCGTTTTGGTGTTGGAATCAACCAGTCTCGTATGTTCATGAAGGTAAATAATTAGGAGGATATATGTTAGATTTAGTGGCCCCGGATATAAAACTCCGACCGGACTACATAGCCTATACCGATCCCGTTAAGGCTCTGGAGATGCGATATATGCCAGAGCCTGCGAAGGACCTTGAAAGAAAACCATATGCCGTGAGTTTGAAGGAGGATTGTCCGTATTGGACGGTAATCCTTCTTGGTGTATCTTTTCATAAATATACCCACACTCCCGTAAAAAGACTGGGAGATTCTCCAAAACCCACACTCCCAGTCTTTTATTTTGCTTCAAACCAGCTGGAAGCAATCAAAATGAAAGCAAAGGATAAGATGCTGGTGTGGAAGGAGCGAACGGAGAAAGGTATCAAAGTTCACTCTGAACCGGCTCTGAAATACATTGAAATCCGGCCTCTGCCGGTAAATAAAGAATATGAAAATGTTGTTGAACTCTCCGAGTTGATGACTCTTCTTCTGCCTTCTTCGCAAGAAGAAAGTTTAGATCAGAAGAGAAAGGCGTTCGAGAAACTCCAAAACGAAATCAGGGAGATGGAAGAGAACGCAAAAAAAGCAGAAAAGGAAGTGCGGAAGAAAGAGGCAAAATGAACCGTCTCAGAGCACTAATAGAGGCAATAATCGAATTCTTGAACATAGCTAAGCCTATCATAAGGTGGCTTAGAGGAGGAAAAGTGGAACTGAATAAAGAAAATCTTTTCAAGGAGCTTGCTTCTATTGATGGCAAGATATCAGAAGAGCAGGTGTGGTTAGATCAATGCGAAGAAATGATTGATCTGGCCCCTTCTCATAGAGAGAGAAAAGCATATTTAAGAGGCCTACGAGCTTCTATCGTAGGCCTGATTCAGATCGCTGACGAATGCCAAAAGGGAAAACTTCCAGATCCCCCTACCCCCTTGCCCGGCGATAAGGAGGAATAATGGCAAATTTTGGCACAGCTAAAACTTTCTTCTCTAAGTCGCCCCAAGTTGTGGTTGAAAGCGCAACCGAGACTTGGACAGTTGTGACAGTGTCTACCACAGAGGTTGCACACACTCTCCAGACTGATGCCGTCCAAGTTGAGGTGATCAACCAGGATCATTATAATGGGTCTACCCTCACTGATCGGGCCAGGGTTGCTATTATAGCGAATGAGACTGCGAATGACGGGGATTATATCTCTCTGAGTGCTGGGGGAAAGGTCATTATAGATGTTGGGGCAAACACCGCCATTTATTGTAGGGGTGAGGTGGGAGGAGGAGTAAGGATATTGTTTAGGGAAAGAAGGATATAAATAATGGCATCACCAACATTCGCAGAAAAAGCCACACAGCTAAAAAACGCTGTTGGAATTGCAAAGGACCTGAATGCCACTGCTGCGACGCTCAGGACGGATATTGACACTCTTGAGCAGAGTCTTGAG